TTTGTGTAATTGAATTTTGAATTTTAGTTGAGGAAAATTGAAGCTCCAGTAATTGTAACCACTCCAGCAGTTTTTACATCAACTACCCCAGTTGTTCTTACAGACCATCCACCCAAGCTTTTGTTTTCTATTTTTTGAGTAGCTCTAAGTGCATATGATATTGGAGCAGCACCACCAATGGTTTGACTAAATGTTTCTGTTGGAGGATCAATTCCAGACAATGGTTTACCCATAATAGTACTTTTTTTATTACCACCAACAAACTCATACGATTTACCAACAACTCTAAGACCTAAACCACCAATAAGTGATCCCATCAAGATGTTTCCTTTTGCTGCCACATTATAGTCACCAAGAATGCCAACATTATAATCTCCACGCACAAGATAATTTACCCCACCAACAGTATTAATAGCTGTTGTAGTTCCAGGAACAATTTGATTGACCGTTACTTCTCCAGTATTATTTGTGTAATGTCCACCAGTAATAGTATTGTTTAAGAATGCAGCGTTTATATTATAATCGCCAGTGAGAACATTAACTTTTCCTCCTCCTCCACCTGCTTCTAAATTAATAGATTCACCTGCTTTTAAAGTTAAGTTATTTACGGCATTTAAAGTAATATTATCTCCCTTGATAGAAACTTCTCCTCCTTGAGATTCGATAGCAATATCACCCTCAACAAATAAAGAGTATGGTGGATATTCTTCTACCGTTCCTTTAGCAGAACCATCCTTAGTTCTAGTTTGTTGATCATCATTTCCTGTAATATGAATGCTTTGTGTTTGAAATTTACTTTGATTATCTGATCCTCTAATAATAACTTTACCACCACAACCAGCTTGAGCAGGTTTGCCAGTGGAAAGAATAATATTTCCTGTACCATCAAAGTGAAATATAGATGTGCCGTTAGTTAAAATATACCCCGACGTATTATCTTTATTTGTGTACGTTCCCATTGTCCAACCATGTTTGGTTGACATCACATGAAAATCAGCATTACAAAACTGACCTGTCTCTAATTTATCAGCTCCTTCTGGTCTAGGAGATCCCTTTTGTTGAAAATCTTTTTGGTTGGGTGAAGCCTTTGGTGTGTTACTCATTATGGACAATCAATATATTTACCAGTGCCGATCTTGGCGTATCCTTTACGCTCAAGTTCTTCTTTATCTAGGCAGAATAGATTTGGCAATACTCTAGCGCCTGCTCCTTCACCACCAACAATTATTATTTCTGGTAAAGTTTCATATTTTTTGGTTCTATCTAAAATTTGAACACTAATTACATAACCATTTTCAACGATGGCTTTAGCACGAGTAGAATCTCCGTCAATATACACAGTAGGTGCTGATGTATAACCAACACCAGGAGAGATTAAAGTAAAAGAATCTATGACACATTGAGTATTGGTGTCTTGTGGAGTGTTGACTTTATAATTTGTTCCTGTTCGTGTTACTCTAATTTCTGATACAAATCCTTTGGCATCCAGCAAAGCAATGCCAGTAGCACCATAACCTTTTCCGGTTATGATTACTTGTGGCGGCTGTTGGTATGGATCTCCTGGGTTATCAATTGGTATACTAATGATGCCACCATTTTCATCAGTGATTGGGTCCCCTGCAACTGGCTTTTCAATTTTAGGTTCTTCGCCTGCTGGGTCAGCTTCCTTTTGAGCAGCTTCTTCAGCTTTTTTAGTAGCGTCATCAATTGCCTTTTGATCGGCAGTTAAAATACAATTAGTAAATGCTCCTGTATTATTAACAATGAAAGTAAGATCGTAGTTAGTTGTCCAACCAAGATTTTCCACAATACCAACCACAACTTTCGCTGTGTTATTTTGAACAGTACAAGAACCAGTCAGTGTATTATTAATAAAGAAACTTGGTCTAATATCAACACCAGTTAACGTATAATTTAACACAGTACCATTATCAACATTTGTTGTTGTAATAGTGTAGATGATATCTTCTCCTTCGTTATAGCTAGATTTGTCAGAAACAACAGAGTAAGTCGGAGCTAATACGATGTTGTCATTAATTCCAGGCACCAATTCAAATTCAGAATCAATCACAACAGTAGCAGAAGCTTGTGTTCCATCAATGGAAAAAGTTAATGCTTCAGGTACAGTTTCTAAGATATCATCCTTAGCAATAGTAATTTCCACTTCCTCTTGACTTGTTGTCATGATTACAGATCCAGTTAAGTTACCTCCAACAATATCAGATGGAGTAATAGTAGATCCAGATAAAGTATAGTTAAGTTGTGTTCCTACAGGGACATTAAGAGTTCTAATTGTAAATGTAATTGTATCTCCTTCGTTCACCAGATTTTTATTTGCGGTTACCTCATAATAAGGATTCTGTGTTGATGTAGCGTCAGGGAAAGTATCTCCAGTAGGTTCTGGTAGGTCATCATCATTAAATGGATCATCATACTCAGCAGGTGTTCCAACTTCAGCAAAGGTTCCTTCAGGAATATCTGTTCCTCCAGGAAAGAATGACGCCGGGGTGTTCTCATTTCCAGGTGGTTCTGTATCAACTGCTGGAGATGGTTCTTGAAATACTCCACCAATAAAGCCTATTTGAGTTGTTTCTTCTGCTGGTACGTTTCTACCCTCATCACACACACCTCCTCCAAAATCTAATTCACCATCCTCAATAGCTTTAATTAATCTATCCAAATCATCTTCTTTATTTTGACCACAATCGGTACATTTTTTCTGAATGGTTTCGCATTTTGATGCTGGTCCAGAACAAGAAATTCCTAACAAATTTAATACTTTGTTGAGTATACTACTAAGTAAATTTGTTGGATTTTTTAAGATGTCTAAGAGTTGTAAAAGTGGACCAAGAATTACTGATAATAAAGTATCAAACAATGAAAGTAGTTCATTCAAAATGCCCTGTACAATGGTATCGATTGCACATGTTGCTTGATAAAAAAGATCGGAAAGTAACCCAAAGATAAGATCAGTAATAAATTGGGTAATTCTATCAGTTAAATCTTCAATAGAACATCCAAGTTTGGCAAAAACTTGGTCAAATATTTTTTTAACTGCCTGTAATCTATTTCCCTTTGGTTTAACTGGTTTGAATGCTTTTTCTGGATCCTTAAGTGGTCCACTGTTTACGTTACCAAGTAGTTCATCTTGGGTAGCTTCGGCTCCAATAATTACTTTAACTAGTTGGTCAACTGCTTGTCTAATTTGTTTAATAATTTCTCCCTTGATTCTAGCAATAAAACTGCGAACCAATCTAGTAATTCTACCAATATGATAACGAGCAATCTCTATTTTATCATACAAAAATCCAGTAACTTTACCGACATAGTAATCTCCCAACTGACCACCAGAATCTTGATTCGCTGCAAGAAGATCACCCATAATAGTGGTGATACCATTCTTTAAATTTTTTTCTTGACCACACTTAGGATTTGCAATAATATTACAACTCTTACCACCAATTGGATTTGTTGCGCTGTATTCTGCCAATGCAGCTAACAGAATAGGAGGGGCACCATCTGGCTTGGTAGCACCGTCAGCAGCAGGTGGACCAGCAGAAGATACGTTTGCTTTGGTTTCTTTATCTACTCCACTCTGAGCATTGGTTGGATAGTGTGCCTGTGGTATTACATCTTTGGAAGTAAAAGTTGTGAATGATTTACACTTACCACCTGGATTTGGATCATCATTTTTTACGACAGTAGAATATTTTGTGTGTCCAATCGATCCCATGATGATTGGTTTTTGTTTGTCGTTATCAAGATAAAATCCAAGTACCCAACATCCTGGTTCTAATCCAACAGAAGCACCAGTAGTTAGTCCATCAGTATACGGAGTGGTGACTGGCATCATCACATTTGCCCATGGCAATTCATTTGTAGGGACAGCATCACAATCCTTCAGATGCTGTCCAACAATACGTATACGATACCTACCAGATTGCTTGGGGTCGTCAGATTTTTTGCTCTCTACTTGTCCGACCCACCAGTTAAATCCGTCAGAACCTATTTGATGTATAGGAAATAATGATGATAACGCTTGATCCATATATCACACGTTTTTTATTATTTATTCTACTTTAGATGTATTATCAGGGCTACCATAAGAATCCCTAATTAATGTTAAAAATGTGGTACTCAATCTTTCTTTTGGAATGAACACATGATTAATTTCCGAAATCAAATACACACCACTATGCTCTGGGTCATACTGTTGTTGCAATCTATCTCCGGTAGGAATCTGATTGGGAATTTTGATCTCAATCTTATCTCCAACTGTCAATTTTGGATTACCTGTAACAGTAATTTTAACTTTCTGATTCACCAAAGAGTTAACTCTAGATATTGATTGAGATGTATAATATTTTTGGAAATCAGGAAAGTTTGTTGTTGATCCCTTACCACCATCAGATTCTTCTGGCGATGCTATGTCAGTTCCGCTGTACCAAGTTTCGTGATCTATAAGAGCACTCATGATACGGGTAGGATACTTAGACAATTCTTTCTGACCATAGGGTAATCCTTTTTGAGATCCAGAATGTCCCATGCTTTCATACGAATCAGCAAGAGAATAAACATACTCTTCATATTTTCCTGTGCTGTAATTATAAAAACAAATTAGAGAAGAGAAAGCACCCATCCTAAGTTTTGTCATGATGTCAATTTCTTCTACAAAATCAATGTCAATGATCTTTCTATTTGGTGGACCACCAACATCATTATTTTCTTGCGTGTATACCGCAACTGCTTTGGATCCATTATATTTGGTAGAGGAACACAAGGAATCAATGGATTTAAAAATAAATCCATTACGATTTTCAAAGAACATATAACCACTAGTTCCTTTTGTTTTAGAATAATCTGATTTGGATGTTGGAGAAACAGAAGAAACTACATCTGTGACTGCTGCAACAGGATTAAATTTTGAGTTGTTTAATTTTGTTTTTGGTTGTATGTTACCACCAGTAGGAACAGATTTTAATTTGATGCTATCAATAATATTGAACGGAGATTTCTTACCAGGATTAAAAATAATATTGTAAAGAGATGGATCAACTATCACATTTTTTTTAGTTTTTAAATATTGTTTGAGAAGATCTCGAACAATTTCATCTGGCTTTCCTTTCAATGTTTTTGATACACGAATGCCTTCATTTAGTAATGCTTCTTCAGATATTAAACCAAGTGTATAAGTTTGAAATCTATCTCCAGAAAATCTGCTACCAATTTTATACACACGCATGTTATACTTGTATGTTTGTTCATCAGATGCTTCGAGAATAAGTTCAACCTTTTCAAATCCCTGAATAGGTAACGAGGAAATTAAGTTTGCTCCAGTATCAACCAAAGTTAAGTTGGCTGATACAGTAGGCAACGAAATGTTTTCGAAGTAATCAAATCGAATAACCAAATCAGTGATGTCTAGATTCTTAGATCCTTTTACATCAGTTATACTTGCTTTTTTTAATAGAAAACTAGAAGCGTATGGTGTTTTTTGTGACATGTTAGTTAACCATATAGTGGATTGTATAATCCAGATTGTGTTAGAGCATTATATCCTGGCAAAGCTGCACTGTTCTCGGCTGAAGAAGGTTGTGATGTAGATGCCATTTGTTGTTTTTGTCCGGGTGGCATCATCATAGCAATAATATTTGCGTTACCTTTATCATCTATTTTTTGTGCAATAGTTTGTGTCTGTGTATTTTTATCAGACCCTGGTGGTGGTGTAATTCTTGCCTGAGGACCCATAGTACTGGTTGATCTTCCTCCATTAGTTGAAGTAAAATAGTCAACAATACTTTTGCCTTGAGGACTTGATGAAGAAACATCAAGTATAGTTCCACCCCGATAAAAATCAAATCCTTTTGTTGTTTTGTGTGCTTTTAGTTCACCGTACTCAGGGTGATTAAAAGTTCTTTCTTGACCTACTTTAAGACCATAGTTGTTGGTGATTGCTTGACCTAGTTGTCCAGTTGGTGGCGGGTTAGATGGAGAAGGAGCATTAAATAGTCCGGTTGGGGCTGCCTGTGCTCCTCTAGCCATCTGTGTTCCAGATCCATAAGCAGCAAAAAAATCATTGTCTGAACCACCACCTCTAGAA